TTGGTCTCCGGCAATGCGCAGGTCTACGGCGATGCGTGGGTCTCCGGCAATGCGTGGGTCTCCGGCAATGCGCAGGTCTCCGGCGATGCGCAGGTCTCCGGCGATGCGCAGGTCTACGGCAATGCAGACTACGCCGTTGTTACAGGCTTTGGTCGATGTTTCCGCGCGACCACATTTTTCCGATGCAAGGATAAAATTCTCCGCGTACAGTGTGGTTGCTTTTATGGTGATTTGGCGAAGTTCCGTGAGATCGTCAAGAAAACTCACGGCGACAGCAAATACGCCAAAGAGTACCTTGCGATTGCCGACTTGATGGAGCTGCATTTTTCTGATGAGGAAGAAAATCAGGAGGCCGACAAATGACTAGCTTTTGGGGCCATCAAGACAACCCCTTTCCGCCCTATGATGATGAACCGATTGGAACGGACGCTGACGGCGTACCGTACTACGAGGGCGACGAGATTGTAGACATCGACGGCGCGATTTACCGCTACGATGATTTGGACGTGAAAACAGTTTTGACCGCGCTCGGCATCCCGATTGCGGTTGCAGCAGAGGGATAAAGATGACTTGCGAGAGAATGAGAACCGCATTTGAGGACAACGCCCCTGATAAATACCAGAAACACTTTCAGGCCATGTAACAGATTATACATGACCGCTCTACGCCAGACTTCATCAAATATCAGCAGATGCGAGACCTTACGCTTTCCGCTGAAACAGGGATGAGCCAGAGCATGCGCAGATTCGAATACATGGAGGTTTGACAAATGGAAACGAAATTGCAGGTAATCACGCTGAAACAGTTGCCCATTATCGAAGAGCATCTTCAGCTGGTTAAAGCCGATGTAGAGACCCGCACGAAGAACGTGATGCAGCTTGTTTGCACGGAAGAAACGCGCAGCGACGTGAAGAAAATCCGCGCGGAACTTGGCAAAGAGTTTGCAGCGATGGAAGAACAGCGCAAACGGGTCAAAGAAGCCATCATGGAGCCGTACAACCGGTTTGAAGCGGTTTATAAGGACTGCATCTCCGACCCGTACAAGAAGGCAGATGCCGAGCTTAAGCGCCGCATTGATGAGGTAGAAGCAGGCTTGAAGGCCGATAAGGTCAAGGCCGTACAGAGCTACTTTGACGAGCTTTGCAAAGCAAATAATCTGCCCTGGCTGCGTTTTGAGCAGATGAACCTTAAAATCGGGCTTTCTACCAGCGTGAACGGCACAAAGGCCGCGCTTGCATCGACGGTTCTTAAAATCGCCGAAGAGGTGCAGGAGCTTTCCCGCCATGAGGACGCCGCCGAGTTGCTGGTTGAATATAAGAAATCGCTTAATGTTGCGCTTGCATTAAGTACGGTTCGCGCTCGGCATGAGCAAATCGAACTGCAAAAGCAGCAAGAGGCCGAGCGCCGCGCTGCACTGGAACAGCAGCAGGCGGCAGAAGAAAAGGTGCAGCAGGCCATTGAAGAAGCGCAGCAGGACGCCGCGCCGCCTGTTGAAGAGGTATCTGCACCTGAGGAAGAACAGCCAGCAGCCGTGCAGGAGCCGGAGGAAACACAGCCTGCCGTCTATGAAGTAAAGTTTGCCGTTCGCGGCACCATCGAACAGTTGAAGAAACTGAAACAGTTCATTATGCAGGAGGGTATGAGCTATGACGACATCTAATCAAATGGTACAGCAGAAAATGCCTTTTTCCGTGGCGGTAAATACACCGTCCATGCAAAAACTGATTGCTAACGCCCTGCACGACCCGGCTCGATGTGCACGGTTTACGGCAAGCATTGTGAGCGCGGTATCGGTTAATCAGGAATTGCAAAACTGCGACCGGAATACCGTTATTTCCGGCGCGTTGCTGGGCGAAAGCCTTAACCTTTCCCCGTCCCCGCAGCTTGGACAGTATTATCTGGTTCCTTTCAACAACAAGAAAAAAGGCATACAGGATGCGCAGTTCGTGCTTGGATATAAGGGTTACGTTCAGCTGTCATTACGCAGCGGTCAATACAAGAGCATCAATGTTGAGATCGTAAAGCAGGGTGAGTACAAAGGCCGCGACCCGATGACCGGCGATCCCCGCTTCCAGTTCCTTGAAGATGATGACGAGTGGGAGCGCCTGCCTGTTATCGGATACATGGCAAGCTTTGAATATTTGAACGGATTCCGCAAGGTGCTGTACTGGTCGAAAGAAAAAATGATGAACCACGCTGACCGATATAGCGCAGCATTCAGCCGCAAGGCTTACGAGAATCTGATTGCCGGGAATATCCCACAGGGCGAGATGTGGAAATACAGTTCTTTTTGGTACAAAGATTTTGACAGTATGGCAAAAAAAACAATGCTTCGGCAGCTGATTTCCAAATGGGGCATTATGAGCGTTGATATGCAGGTCGCGTATGAATCCGACAGCCGTGTGATTGATGAAACAGAAAGCGGCCAGCTTGTACCGCAGGTTGAGGAAGAATCGCCCCAGCAGCTTGAAGAGCCACAGGCAGCAGCGCAAATTCCTTCCCAGCCTGCTGAACCCAAGAAAATCGACTTGAGCAGCCTGTGAGATGGACTGCAAGATAATTTCAACTGGGAGCCAAGGGAACGCCGTACTCATTCAAAATTCAATACTGATTGATTGCGGCATTCCATTTTCTCAGCTGACAGACGATTACAAAAGCTTGAAGCTCGTATTGCTCACACACATCCACGGCGACCACTTCAACCCCGCCACGCTTCGCAGGCTCGCCAGAGAGCGGCCCACATTGCGTTTTGCGTGCTGTGTGTGGTTATGTGCAGCCCTCGTGAATGCTGGCGTTAAAATGAGCCAGATTGACGTGATACGAACAGAACGCTGGTACAACTACAAGAATCTGTGCAGAATTAAGGCGCAGGAAACAAAGCATGATGTACAAAATTGCTGCTGGCATATAGAGCTGCCGCAGCCTCCCGTTGAAAGATTGTTCTATGCAACCGACGCAAACAATCTGAACGGAATAACAGCCAAAGGCTATAATCTCTATCTCGTCGAAGCCAACTACACAGAAGCGGACATTAAAGACCGCATAGCCGAAAAGAAAATTAACGGCGAGTTTGTGTATGAAAAGCGCGTGATGCACGAGCATTTGAGTAAAGAAAAAGCCGACGATTGGCTATACCAGAACATGACAGCGCATTCCGAGTACATTTATATGCACTGCCATCAAGAGAAGGACAACTGAATATGGCTGAATTGAAATATATCCCTTTTTATCCCGGGTATATGGAAGATACGTCCGACCTTTCGGACGGTGAGTTTCGACGGCTTATGTATGCTCTTTGCGCTTATTGCGAAGGAGCAGAACGGCCCGAGCCGCTCACTGGCAAGGAAGTGATTGCGTATCGGTTCATCACCCGCAATATAAGGGCAACTCAAGACCAGTACAACGCGAAATGCAAGGCAAATTCCGAAAACGCCAAAAAGCGAACGCAAGCGAACGTTAGCGAACGCAAGCGTTCGCAAGCGAACGATAGCCAAACAAGCCAATACAAAGAACAAAGAACAAAGAACAAAGAACAAAATATTACTACTACTACGACTACCGCGCAAGCGCGCGAAGGCTTGCAGCAGTGTGTCGAGTGTTACGAGCAGAACATCGGCGCACTTCCTCGTGCCGCATTTGATAGCATTGTGGGCTATCTGGAACAGGTAGAGCCTGACCTTGTTTGCGAGGCAATCAATCAGGCAGCTATCAACAATAAGCGTTCGTGGGGCTATGCGCAGGCAATCTTGCGCGACTGCCTGAAAAATAACATTACCACCCGCGCGGCGTATCTTGCCGAGAAAGAGGCCAGAAGCCAGCAGAAAGGCGCTGCACAACGGCAACAGATGAAAACTACACAGGAAAAGCTGAGGGAAATCGCGAAAGGAGGCATAGCAGATGACGTATCAGCAGACGGCGGCGCTCCTGTCGCTGGCTATGAACTACTGGGATAACATTTGCAGCAAAACGAACGCCGAGGAAACTGCGAAAGCTTGGGCGGCATCGCTTTCTGATATTTCCTACAATGCCGCGCTGAAGGCTGTGCAGGAGCTTTCCAAAACGCACCGATTCAAGCCACCTGTAAGCGAGGTGCGGGAAGCTGCTGTCAAATACAGCGCATACAACGTATCCGATAACTGGTCTATGCGCCTTGCATGGGACAGATACAAAGAGCTTGGTATCCCGCTGCCAAAGTGGTTTTCCGCTGGCGTGGTGCAGCTTGGCGATAACGCACCAGAAAGCTACAAGCTGGCGATATTGGAAAACTGCGATAGAGAAAGAATTTCATGTTGAGGTGAAAAATATGCTGAATGTTGTTGCAATCATGGGTCGCCTTGCGCGTGACCCGGAGCTTCGCCAGACTACGACGGGCAAGAATGTTGCGTCGTTCCGCATCGCCTGTGATCGCGGACGCCGTGACGCCAACGGCCAGAGCCAGGCAGACTGGCTGGACGTTGTTGCATGGGACAGGACGGCAGAGTTCGTCTGCAAGTATTTCCAGAAAGGCTCCCTGATTGCCATTGATGGCCGCTTGCAGAGCCGCAGCTATCAGGACAAGAACGGCCAGAACCGCACAGCCGTTGAAATCGTGGCCCAGAACGCGAATTTCTGCGGCAGTAAGGAAAGTACCAGCCCCGCCTCGCAGAACGCCGCACAACGCACGCAGGGTGAACCTGATGCAGCACCGCCCGCCTATTCTCAGGGTCAAGCCGATGATTTTGCCCTCATTGAGGATGAAGGCGACCTGCCGTTCTGATTATGAAACGCTTTGAAATCATCACCTACTCCCGCTCTACCGGCGACATCACCCACTCCAAGCGCCTGTATTCCAAACGTTGGAACGCCGAAGCCGCCCTGCGCACCGCAGGTTACACCCAAAATCCCCGCCTGCTGGACATTTTGTACAGCGAGAAATTTTACGCGAAAGTAAAGGAGATAGCACCGTGAAAGTATTAGTTGCCTGTGAAGAATCGCAGACAGTCTGCAAGGCGTTCCGAGAACGCGGACATGAAGCGTACAGCTGTGACATCCAGGAACCGTCTGGAGGACACCCGGAATGGCATATTTTAGGTGATGCCCTGAAAGCAATCGATGGGGGGCAAATCGTAACGATGGACGGCAAGGCTCATGATGTAGGCAAGTGGGATTTGCTGATTGCACACCCGCCTTGCACCTATCTTAGCAATGTTGCAACGCGCAGCTTTTCCCTACGGTGTACCCCTCCAGAAAAAGTGGTTGCACGTTGGGAAGATAGGGCAAAAGGCGCTGTGTTTTTTATGCAATTCCTAACAGCAAACGCAGAACGAATTGCAATCGAAAACCCCGTCGGATTTATGAATACAGCATATCGCAAGCCAGACCAAACGGTTTCGCCGTATATGTTCGCAAAGTCCACAGATGATACGGAAAATTACGTCACAAAAGCAACGTCGTTATGGCTTGTCAACCTTCCTCTGCTGCACGGAACGGGTCTGCCAAAGCCAGACAACGCCGCAATGTTTGGTGTGACGCCGAGCGGAAAAGCAAGAACATGGGAAGACACTTTCAGCCGTTCGGCAAAAGTGAGGAGCAAAACATTCCCCGGCATCGCCGCCGCAATGGCAGAACAGTGGGGAAGTTTATGAGATGCAAGTACACCATTAGTCTTCCCCCCATCACAAAAAAGAACAGCCCCCGCATCGGATACGTAGGCGCTCACTGCCCGGTATGCCATAAGGGCAAGTACGCAAAAGTTCTGCCAAGCGCAGCCTACTTGAAGTACGCAAGAGCTGCAAAGATGTATTTAAACCCGGCGCCAAAAAATCCGCTGGACGGCCGCTACAACGTCAAGTGCTTGTACTACATGCCTACACGCCGCAAGGTTGATAAAACAAACCTCGAAAGCGCCATCATGGATATTCTGGTTGATGCCAGGATTTTGAAGGACGACAACAGTAGCATTGTAGCAGCAACGGACGGCTCCCGCGTAATGTACGACAAAGAAAACCCTCGCACAGAAATTTTTATCGAAGAATTGGAAGTGTAACCCATGAAATGCTATGCCAAACGCCACGCGCTGGCCTCCGACGCCATGAACGCTGCACAGCTCGTCACAAAGCAGCTGCTAGAGGAGCAGTCAGACCGCATCGCGGCACGCTGTTATAACGAGGTCTGGTGCGCCATGCTGCAAGCCAACCTGTCCCCCAGAACTATTGCCCACGTTCAGAAAGCCATCGCCGAAGCTGTATTGCCTAAGCTCGATGGTATCTACACTCCGGAAAACAAAAAGCAGCTTGACAATGTGCAGAATGTCGCGGACGCCGATTTGTGGGTAAAAGCCTATTTGACCGACCACGGCGTGCAAGTCTGGGCGGCAAAGGAGAAAAGCAAATGATTTTTGTAACAAAGCCATGTAAGTCTGGTGTTGAATATGTTCGTAGTCTGATAGAGGACGCGCCAGATATAGACCCAGAATCCATGCGTCCCGAGGAAGGATGGATAAGTGTTAAAGACAGATTGCCTGACCCGTATGAAAAGGTTCTTGTGCGTTTAGACCATTGGGCTGGTGTGGACACTTATTTGGCATTTTACGACACGGAACGTGGTTGGTGTGATTGCGGTGGCTATTTCGATGATGGAACAAACAATGACGGAGAACCTCTCACCTACGAAACTGCAGGAGTAAATGTCACTCATTGGATGTCATTGCCAAAATTGCCGGAAGAGGAAGGATACTATGTGTAATTGGATAAGCGTTAAAGACAGGCTACCGGCTGAAAGGAAGAACACAAAATGAACGACGCACTTTTAAGCAGCAAAAAAATGGATTACTGCACACCGTAGGACTTTTTTGACAAGTTAAACGAGGAATTTCATTTCGTTCTGGATGCAGCGGCAACCGAGAAAAGCGCAAAGTGCAATCGGTTTTACACGCCGGAAACAGATGGTCTGAAAATGCCGTGGAGCGTTGAATCAGGAAGTGTGTTTTGCAATCCTCCATACGGCAGAATGATTGGTCTATGGGTGCGCAAAGCCTACGAAGAATCGCGGAGCGGAACAAAAATAGTCCTATTGATACCCGCGAGAACTGATACGTCATATTTCCACGATTATGTGTACGGAAAAGCTGAAATCCGTTTTCTGCGCGGAAGACTGCGTTTTGAGGACGATAACGGAAACAGGTATCCACCAGCGCCTTTTCCGTCTATGCTGGTTATATACAACGGAGAACATTATGCTTGAATTAAACAGGTGTTACAACATGGACAGAACTGCCGATCTACACCCCCCGGAGGTGACCCCATGACAAAACAGCAACTAGTTGATGAATACGCCCGCGAACATCTTTGCGCGACATGCGAGTGGAAGAATGGCGATATTTGCACGCTGCCGCGCTGCATGAAACTGGAAGAGAGGAGATACAATGACCAGAGAAGAATTCAACCAAAAGAAAGTGTGGCTATGGAGATACCAACGCAGCAGGAATCATGAACGACAGCTGCGCCAGCAGATACAAAGCGAACGTGAACGGGCAACAGCGACCACTAAAGCATTATCCCCCGTGGTGGTGTCTGCTGGCGGGAAAAACAAAATCGAGGATGCCGTTTGCAGAATCATGGAGCGTCAGGAAGCTCTATACAAGCAGATTATTGAAACCGAAATGCAAAGGGAAGAAATCGAAACCGCAATAAACTCTGTTCAAGACCAAATGCAGCGGGACGTTCTGCGGGAGCGGTATATTGTCGGCACCCCGTATTGGTGGAAAATTGCGATAAATCTAAATATTTCCGAGCGATGGGCAAAGAAATTACACCGCGCTGCAATTGAAAATCTGTGCACTCCAGTTCACTTTTAACCTGCTATTATAGATATGCTGGATGATGTAGGAACGGGACAGCCTACGGCATAGCTAAAATCTCTTTTCTTTACCATTTCAATTCTCCTATTCATAGCTGGCAGCCGGGAAAGACCGGCATTTTATATGCTGCATAGCCAGCCGCAAACTGGGACTGACCAGTCAATACGGCAAGGGCGCTGCGTTCCGAAGCAACGGCGCGGCAAAGGTGCAAGACCTATGTGCAGTACCAGAGGGCAGGGTCGCAACCTGTCTGTGTGAGCGGGCGCGGTATCCCTCACAAATGATGACAATGGTCGTGCAAACGGCAAGCCGCACATGCCCTTGTAGCTCAATGGCAAGAGCCTTGGTGTGCCGGTTCAAGTCCGGCTGAGGGCACATGCTGGGTCGCTCCCACCGGTGAAAGCCCGGCGCAGGAAACGCGATAGATAACCTGACACACCGGAAGAGCGACGGTGCACAGCCCACTACGAGAGGGCGCATACCCGATTGCACACCGATTTTGAAAGCGGAGAAGTTCGGGAACGTTTTGACGGTGACATCGAGAAAACCGTTCGGCATCTGCTTGTGTGGACTCCGTTACTGACGCAGTTACGCATCGCCGAAACCCATAACATCAAAGCAGAGACCGCGAATCCGCACGCGGGGATAAATGCAGCGGATGAAAAAAGCGTTGCGGATTTGCTCCCCGCAACGGGTGAGACCGGCACAGCATAAACCGGTAGGGTGGGAACGCGCTTCTCCTCCGGCGCAAAGGGGTTTTGGAGGATATAAGCCTACACAAATTGTGTGGGCTTTTTGTGTTGTAAGGCGAGGTGATAAAGTGGCATCAAGAAAAAATCCGGTGGGCGCACCACCTAAATACAGAAGCGTAAAGGCAATGCAAGAAAAGATTGATGCCTACTTTGAAGCCTGCAAAGGACAGCCGTTCTTAGACGATAACGGCGAACCGATGCGAAATAAAAACGGCTATATCATCTATGACGATAAAAAGCCACCTACTGTGACAGGATTGGCGCTTGCACTTGGTTTTGCATCAAGGCAGGCGCTTTTGAATTACCAAAATAAACCAGAGTTCAATGACACGATTACGCGTGCAAAGACCCGTTGCGAACAATACGCCGAAGAAAGACTGTATGACAAAGACGGCTCCGGCGGCGCACAGTTCAGCTTGCGAGCAAATTTCGGATGGCAGGATAAGCCGGAACAACAGCAGGATAGCGAGGTGCTAATCATAGATGACTTGTAAGCTATCTGGCGTTGTTTCCCCTTGCTTTTCTAAAGTCCACCGTGAAATCAAGGCAGGCAATGTAAAAGAGCTTGTCGCAAAGGGCGGGCGCGGCAGTACAAAATCCAGCTATATCAGCATAGAGCTAATTTTGCAACTGCTAAAGCATCCGCAATGCCACGCGGCGGTTTTCCGCAAGGTCGGCAACACACTGCGCACAAGCGTGTATGCGCAAATCGTTTGGGCTATCAATGAGCTAGGCTTGCACGACAATTTTCGTTGCACAGTCTCCCCGATGGAATGCACCTATTTGCCAACAGGACAAAAGGTGCTTTTTTTCGGTATGGATGACCCAGGCAAGGTCAAATCGGTGAAGATGCCGTTTGGCTATATCGGGATTGCTTGGTTTGAGGAGCTAGACCAATTTGACGGCGCAGAGCAGATACGAAATGTTGAGCAGTCGTGCTTGCGTGGAGGTAACTGGTCAATTACATTCAAGAGCTTCAACCCGCCTGCAATGGCCCGCAACTGGGCGAACGGCTACGCACTGAAAGCACGCAACGGAAAGCTGATACATCATTCCACCTACAAAACAACGCCCGCAGAATGGCTCGGAGAGCGGTTTCTGGCCGATGCTGAATATTTGCAGCGCACAAACGAAACGGCCTACCGACACGAGTATCTGGGCGAGGTTGTCGGCAGCGGCACAGCGGTATTCGAAAACCTGAAAATTCAACCAATCACAGACGAGCAGTTGAAAACATTCGACAGAATCAAGCGCGGCGTTGACTGGGGCTGGTATCCTGACCCATGGGCATACAATGCAATGCACTATGACGCAGCGCGGCGCACGCTGTACATCTTCGATGAACTGACACGGCGCAGAACCAGCAACCGCGACACTGCACAGCTGCTTTTGGATAGAGGGCTGACGCGTGAGGATAAAGTCTGCGCGGATAGCGCCGAGCCAAAATCCATTGCGGACTATAACAAGTACGGCGTAAAAACATTCCCTGCCCGTAAAGGGCCGAAATCGGTTCGATATGGCACAAAATGGTTGCAAATGCTGGAAGCTATTGTCATTGACCCAGAACGTTGCCCGGACACGGCAAAAGAGTTCAGCGAGTATGAATACGAGCGGGACGGCAAGACGGGAGAAGTGCTGGAAGGCTACCCGGATTTGAACAACCATCACATTGATGCGGTGCGGTACGCGATGGAAAGCACAGCGAACAAGGCGGGGGACACCGCCGAAACCAGATACAAGAGCATTTTCGTGTAAAGGCGGTGAGAAGACGTGAAAACATACCAAGATTTTGTAGCGGTTGGCGAGGACGAAAAAGCCCGCATGAGTTTCATACTTGGCGCAATCAATGAGTATAAGGCCGACCATAGCACACGCCTTGCAGCGAACGCCAACAAGTATTACCACGGAGAAAACCCTACAATCAACAAATACGAGAAAATCATTTACGACATGCAGGGCAAGGCGCACCGTGACATGTACACGGCAAATCACAAGATTGCAAGCAAGTTTTTTGGCTTGGTCGTAGACCAAGAAGTTTCGTATTTGCTGGGCAACGGCGTTTCATTTCAGGAACCGGAGACAAAAAAGGCGCTGGGTGCGACGTTTGACGAAGATATTATGGACGCTGCCCGCCATGCTTTGATTGACGGGCAGTCTTTCGTGTTTTGGAATCTCGACCATGTGCAGGTGTTCGCAGCAGAGGAATTTGTTCCTCTATACGACGAGGAAGACGGCTCTATTAAAGCCGGAATCCGTTTCTGGCAGGTGGCAGACAATAAGCCGCTGCGCGCCACGCTGTACGAGCTTGACGGTTACACAGAGTATCTAAAGCCCAAAAGCGATGATATGGCGATTCTCAAGCCGAAACGCGCATACAAGTTGAAGCTGCGCACCAGCGAGGCAGACGGCACAGAAATTTATGACGGTGAGAACTATCCCGGATTTCCTATTATCCCGCTGAAAAACGGCGAGAAGGCCCACAGCGAGCTACAGGGGCGACAGAATACCATTGACGCGCTCGACCTTGCTAGCTCCAACATGGTAAACAACGTTGACGAAGGCAACCTGATTTTCTGGGTTCTGACCAACTGCGGAGGCATGGACGAGCAGGACGACACAAAGTTCATTGAGCGTCTTAAGACGACCCATGTCGCCCATGCTGACGGTGACGAGGGCGCAAAGGCCACGCCACAGAGCATCGAAGCTCCGTTCCAAGGCACGCAGGCGACTATTGATATGCTCACCAAAAAGCTATACGAGGACTTTCAGGCCTTTGATTCTGCCGCTGTCAGCGCTGGCAACCAAACTGCAACGGCCATCAAGGCCAGTTATGTGCCACTCGACCTGAAAACAGACAAGTTTGAAAGCTGCGTGACGCGCTGCATCAAGGGCATTTTGGCGGTTGCCGGGCTTGATGACGATCCGACATACACGCGCAACCAAATCATCAACAAGCAGGAAGAGGCGCAGACGGTCTTGCTGGGTGCAGAATACTACGATGATGAATACATCACCAAAAAGCTGCTGACCATCCTTGGCGACGCAGACCAGTACGATGAATTGATGAATCGAAAGGCGGCAGAGGAGTTAGACCGCACGACCAACGGCGAGGAGTGACAAGATGTTGAATTTTGAAAACCTCGACAAAGCCAACTTTTTAGGAGTTGGAAAATACGATACGCCGATTATCCAGCCGGAACACATTGATGTGCGGCATCTGGAATGGATTCCGTTCAACTTTGCTAAAACCTGTACGGACTGCGCAACAAAAGGCGTTCACTTTTTCGTGGATGATTATCAATTCCAAAGGGTGTGGAATCAGCCGGACAAGTACATTCCGTTGCTTCAAAAATTTGGCGCTGTGTGTGCGCCTGATTTCTCAATGTATACAGATATGCCGCTTGCTATGCAGATATACAATCACTATCGCAAGCACTGGCTGGCGGCATACTGGCAGCAATGCGGGATTCACGTTGTGCCAACCCTGTGTTGGAGCAATGAACAAAGCTACGAGTGGTGTTTTGACGGCGAGCCACAACATTCGATTGTGGCGATTTCTAGCGTGGGAACGCAGAAAAGCAAGCAGAATCAAGCGCTGTTTGAAAAAGGCGTTCGGGCGGCATTGGCAAGGCTTGAACCCAGTGAGATTTTGTGGTATGGCAAATGCCATGAAGAATTTGACTGGAATGTCACGAGGATTCAGCCATATTATAAGCAAGTAAAAAGGAGATGTAAGAATGGGTGGTAGAGGTTCTGGAAGCGGCAGGGGCGGCAGTGGAACACCGCGCGGCGTTGTTGCGTTTGATATTGATATGGATGGGGCACGCGCTGGGTATGTTGTCAAAAACGGCAAAGTTTATAGCGAAAATGGTGATTCTATCAATTTATCAGCATCACAAATCATGCGAAACGCGCAAAATCTGGGATATGGCGTAAAAACATATAATAAAAAGCAATATGAAAAAAAACAAGAGGCCTATAGAGCTGATAGAAAAGCAACAAGCAACTTCTTAAATACAATGGATGCGCAGATGGGTGGAAACAAACGGGCTCAGAGAAAGGCAACAGCAAGTCGACGTGGAAGTAGACGTAAATGAAACCTGATTACGCCCACAAAATGACAGATGCCGAGCTTGCAAAGCTGGAACAGCGCATCGCAAAGCTGTACAAAAAAGCTGCTGACGAATTGACCGACACGGTGAAATCCTATTTTGAGCAGTTCGCCAAGCGTGATGCAGCCATGAAAGAAAAGCTCGATGCAGGCGAAATCACGGAGCAGCAATATAAGCAGTGGCGGCTTGCGCAGATTGGGCGCGGGAAGCGTTTTGAAGCCCTGCGCGATAAAGTGGCAGAGAGATACACCGATGCCAATGCAACGGCTGTGGCATACGTCAATGACGCCACGCCTGGCATTTACAGCCTAAACCGCAATTATGCAGCTTACAAAATCGAGCAGGTTTCCGACAAAGCAGATTTTACGCTGTGGGATGAGCAGACAGTGAAACGTTTGATTGTGGAACAGCCTGACCTTATGCCGTACTACCCGCCAAAGCGTGCATTGCAGCGCGGCATTGATTTAAAGTACGGCAAGCAACAGATTACAGGCAGCGTGACAAGCTCCATTCTGCAAGGCAAAAGCATACCTAAAATCGCCAACGACCTGCAAAGCCGTATGCAGGACATGAGCCGCGCAAGCGCTATCAGAACGGCGCGGACGGCCATTACAGCAGCGCAGAACGCCGGGCGGCTGGATACTTACCGAGCAGCGCAGGACATGGGCATAAAGCTGAAAAAGCAATGGATGGCAACGCTGGACAACCGCACACGCCACGCCCATGCAATGCTGGACGGCCAGACAGTAGACGTTGACAAGCCGTTTAAGGTTGACGGTTACGAGCTTATGTATCCGGGAGACAGTTCCGCGCCGGGTTATCTTGTGTATAACTGCCGATGCACTCAAATTGCAGAGGTCGACGGCGAGGACACAAGCAGCGGCGGCAGACGCGCCAGAGACCCAGAAACGGGGGAATCTGTGCTTGTGGGAAATATGACCTATGCAGAGTGGGCGGGGTGGAAAAAACAGAACCAACCGAAAATGCCAAGATTCACACCCGCCACAACAATAGAAGAAGCACAGAAATACGCCGACAAATTTGTTGAAAGTTATAAGACCAAGTATAGCGGAAAGGTTGATTACAGCGGCATTGATATTGAATATGCGAATAAAATGAACCGCGCATTTACCGAAGTGCTTGAACAATATGCTGTGCCAAATAAGTTGCGAAATATCGTGCCTTTCAACATGAGAGAAAAGCGCTTCAAAGATACAACAGCAGAAGCTGCATATCAATGGGGTCTTTCTGATTTCTATTACAACAAAAAGTATTTAAAGTCGGCAAAGACAATGGCTGCGCACAAAAAAGAATATGCAGATTTACTTGAAAAAGTATTGCCAAACATTGACAAAGCAATAGAGATCAATGATGGGAAAAGCAACGCTATTGCAGAAAGTTTGAGCAATGAAAATCACACTTGAAGACCACAGCGCCGAGGTATTGGAAGCGCTGGAATCCGCTTGCCAGCGGGCGCTTGAAAAATGCGGGTTGGTAGCAGAGGGCTATGCTAAAAAGCTATGCAATAGCCCCGGTAAATTCGGAACTGGCGCACTACGAAACAGCATTACACATATGGTAAACGACGGCGAAAAAGCCGCATATGTCGGCACAAATAGCGAATACGGCGTATACGTTGAGTGCGGAACCGGCATATATTACCCCGGCGGCAGACAAACGCCGTGGGTATACCAAGACGAAAAAGGAGATTGGCATTTGACGCACGGCCAACGGGCAAAGCCTTTTATCAAGCCTGCCGTTTCCGAGCACGGCGAACAGAACAAAAGAATAATCGAAGCAGAGCTGAAAGGCAAATAAGCCTCTCGGCTCTTTTTATTAGCATCTACCGCGTTTGCGGCAGGTGCTATTTTTATACGCAAAAACAGCGAAGCACTGCTGTTTTGAATAAATAAATCTCAAATGGCGAAGAACCGCCACCGAAGAAAAGGAGAGAACCCCCATGGCAAAATTTACACGCGCTGAAATCCGGAAAATCATTGGCGAGAGTTGCACTGACGAAATTGAAAATCAGCTGGTGGCGCTCCATCTGGGCGTTGTTGACCCGCTGAAGGACGACGTCACGCGGTATAAAGCCGATGCAGAAAAGCTGCCGGGCGTTCAGAAGGAGTTGGACGACCTGAAAGCGCAGGGCGACGGCGGCTACAAGGCTAAGTATGAAGCAGAGCACAAGGCTTTTTGTGACTACAAGGCCAACGTAGACGCTGAAAAAACAACGGCTGCCAAAGAAAAGGCACTGTCCGACGTCCTGCTGAAAATCGGCATTTCTGAAAAACGGATTTCCTCTGTCGCACGCCTTGCAAAGGGAGACGGCCTGCTTGACAAACTGGAATTGGATGACAAGGGCGCTATCAAAGACGCAGCTGCACTTGAAAAGAGCCTCAAGACCGATTATGGCGAGTACATCACCAAGAGCAGCACCAAAGGCGCAGACACGTCTACTCCCCCTGCCAACAATGGCGGCAAGGCCATGACGCGGGAGGACATCTACAAGACGGACGACAAGGGCCGTTATGTACTGTCCACCTCCGAGCGGCAGGCGGCGCTTGTGAACCTCATGCAAAACGAATCTGACGATTAACAGAAAGGAGCCAATATATGGCTGCAAAAACTAACCTGACTACCGCTGCCCAGATTACTGTCAACGCCCGCGAGGTTGACTTCGTCACCCGCTTTGGCAAGAACTGGGACGCGCTGCGCACCATCATGGGCATTATGCGCCCCATCCGCAAGGCCCCCGGCACGAAGCTGGTCTCCTATGAGGCCGCTGTTGACGGCACTCTGGCTGGCGGTACGTCCGTTGCCGAGGGCGATGAGATTCCGCTGACCAAGATGAAGGTCGAGCCCAAAACCTACGGCGACATTGAGATTGCCAAGTATGCCAAGAGCGTATCCGTTGAGGCAGTCGCCAAGTACGGCGCAGACGTTGCCGTTGAAAAGACCGACGAGGCGTTCCTTGTCGCCCTGCAGAACAAGGTTCTGGGCGACTTCTACACCTTCCTGAACACTGGCTCTCTGGCTGTAGCTGCTACCACTTGGCAGCAGGGTCTTGCTCTGGCAAAGGGCAACGTGCTGGACAAGTTCGCCAGCATGGATCGTGATGTTACCGATGTTGTCGGCTTTGCCAACATTCTGGACTTCTACGGCTATCTGGGCGACAAGGAAATCACCACGCAGACCGCATTCGGCCTGACCTATGTTCAGAATTTCATGGGTTATTCCACTCTGTTCCTGCTTCCCGCAAAGTACATCGCCCGCAACAAGGTTATTGCCGTCCCTGTTGAGAACATCGACCTGTATTACATCGACCCCGCCGACAGCGATTTCGCCAAGCTGGGCCTGAACTATACCGTCGAGGGAGAAACCAACCTGATTGGCGTGCATGTTGACGGAGACTACAGCCGCGCAACTGGCGATATGTACGCTCTTATGGGCATGAAGCTGTGGGCCGAGTACCTGGACGGTATCGCCGTTGCCACCATTACGCCCGCAGAAACCCGGAGCGCAAAAACTGTCAAGGCAGTACAGTAAAAAGGGGGCAGCGTAATGCTTGAAGAATTGATGCGAGAGTGCCGGAACTGGTTTAAGGTCCCAGATGGCGCGTACAGCGGCACATTTACCATCAAGGACGGCAGCATTACGCTGCCTTTTTTAGTTGATGGGCAATATTTCCGCATTATCGGGAGCGTTTTCAACGATGGCGTGCACCAGTACGGTGCTGGCGGCTTGACCGATGAAACGTTTGACGGTGCTGTGTGGGCGCTGGCTGTGCCAGCTGCCTTTATTTCTCTGGTTGAGGATGTGGAAGCATGGCGCAACAAGTATGAGAGCGCTGCAAACAGCCCGTTTCAAAGCGAGAGTTTTGCGGGGTATAGTTACACCAAATCGAGCGCGAACGGCGATTCTGGTGGTTCTGTGACGGGCTGGCAGGGTGTGTTTGCGTCCCGGCTGAACAAATGGAGAAAGCTATGAGCCTTTTAGATGATTTTTCGCATCGCTGCATCATCATGGACAAGCTGACAAAGCCCGACGGAGAAGGCGGCTATGCTACCGCGTGGAGAGAGGGAGCAGAGTTTGCGAATTACGTTGCACTGGACAGCAGCCTTGAAGCACGGCAGGCCGAAGCGCAGGGCGTGGCCAGCGTGTATACCGGCATTGTGCGGAAAGATGTGCCCATCGAGTATGGCAGCGTGTACAAGGACGTTACTACCGGGGCATATTTCCGGGTTACGAGCCGCCCGGAAGAAAAGCAAGCCCCTGCAAGCGCTTCCCCGATGCTGCAAAACCTAAAAAGTTTTACGGCTGAACGATTGCGGGAGGGATTGCCTACATGACAAAGGGCGCTGCATTACAGCAGTTTTTCGGACGGTTTATGACCGCATACCCTAGCAACGCCGTGCCGGATGACGCTGTACTTCCATACCTGACATATGATGCCGTGTTTGACGCATGGGGCGGCGGTGCGGTATCGCTGACAGTCAACATGTGGTTCCATACCACGAGCGAAGCGGTTCCCAATGCAAAGGCGCTTGAGATTTCGGACGCGCTGGGCATTGGTGGCGTGACGCTGCCGGTAGATGGCGGCTTGATTTGGTTAAAACGCGGCTCCCCGTTCTGCCAGGCACTGGCAGATGACACAGACAAAAACCTAAAACGGCGGTACATCAACGTGACCGCCGAATTTTTATGCCTAAATTGAGGTGAAAGCATGAAATTTACTCGTATCCCCGAATCGGCGTTCAAGGAATTGGTTCTGAACGCCGGGTATCTTGCAACTACGTTTGACCCGACTGCCGGTACTGCGCCGGAAGAAAGTGCGCTGCTGGGCGCTACGACTGGCGGCATCAACTTTACGGCTGTGCCAAGCTTTACCGACTTCGGCGAGGACATCGACAACTGTCCCAAGAACATGAAAGAGCTGAAGCAGATTGAATCCTGGGAAGTCAAGTGCAGTGGCACTTATGTTTCGGCATCCCCTGCCAATGTAAAAAGTATGCTTGGCGCAGCAGATGAAACAACCACTTCCAAGGTTTCCAAAATCACGCCGCGCAATGATTTGAAAGACAGCGACTTTACCGATTTGTGGCTGCTGTGCGATTATTCCGACAAGCACGGAACTACGAATGGCGGTTTCTGCGCCATCCACATGCTGAATACGCTGTCCACCGGCGGTTTCAGCTTGCAGACCGGCGACAAGGAAAAAGGCCAGATGAGCTTTGAATACACGGCGCACTACTCCATTACCGCGCAGGACACTGTGCCGTGCGAAGTGTATATCAAGGCCGGGGAGGATGAAGCCTGATGCGGATTTTTTCTGAACTTAGCACTGACGAAGTGCTGGAAGTCGTTTTGCAAATCGCGCAGCCCATCACAAACCTGATCGATGATGAAACGCTTGTGAAAGAGATGCAGAAAGCGATGCCGAAGGGCGAAACGACCCGTATTGCAATGCAGCGTTTTGGCCTTGCGAAAATTGTTAAGCTGCTGAACATTGCGTTGAAGCAGCACCGCGATGATGTGTACGCAATCCTTGCCCCGTTCAACGGCCTGACGGTGGAAGAAATCGGCAAGCAGAATTTCCTTATCACCTGCAAACAAGTTTACGACCTTGTGAACGATAAAGGTTTTGTTGATTTTTTCAAATCGCATCTCGGTGGCGAGCAGAACAAGTAATCCCTGTACTGCTGAAAATGCCGAAACTGGGCGCAAAGGCGCTTGTGTCGGCGCTTCCTTACGCTTTAAAAGCTGATTTTGAAGAACAAATGTACAAGGTGTACATGACAGACAGTGCGTGGAGCCTTGTGGTAGCTGTGACAGGCGTAACGGACAGGCCAGCGAGATATATTGACATTATCCACCCGCCAAAAGTGGATACGCGGACACCAGAACAGGTGCAGGCAGATTTCAAAGGCTTTGCGGCGCGGCATGGATTGAAAACAAAAGAACGGCAGGAGGTGAGCGAGTAAGTGGACGTATTTGACCTTTTTGCAAAAATCTCGCTAGATTCCAGCGAATACGAGAAAGGCTTGAAAAATGCGAAGAGCAGCGCAAGCGGATTAACGGGACTGTTCGGAAAGGTTGGTTCAGCCGCTTCAACAGTTGGAAAAGGCATCTTTAACGTTGCTACGAACGTTGCGAAAGTATCCGTTGCCGCTACTACGGCAGGGGCAACAGCAATTTCAGCGTTGACGGGACTAGCAATTAGCAGTTATGCAGATTACGAGCAGCTTGTAGGTGGCGTGGAGACGCTATATAAAACCAGCGCCGATAAAGTTCAGCAGTATGCAGCCGACGCGTATAAAACGGCTGGACTTTCTGCAAACGAGTACATGAACACAGCAACAACCTTTGCAGCTTCGCTTGTGTCTAGTCTGGGCGGCGATACGGAACAAGCGGCAGAGCTTGCGAACACTGCCATTTCGGATATGTCAGACAACTCAAATAAAATGGGCACGGCGATGTCTTCTATCCAAGATGCGTATAACGGTTTTGCCAAGCAAAATTATACGATATATCTAATGTCCGCTGCATAAGTGATTATGCAGTGAGCGTGCGTGAACCTACCACGGGTGTGCAACTGAAAAGGCGGCAGGAAATGGCTGCATGAGACAGTTGTGCTAACAGGGGAAACCTAAACTGTTTATGGCTTTTACAGCATGGTTATCCTGTGCCAAACTATGCTATATCAAAGTTACACTTGCAAAGCAGGTGAAATTGTGATATAATACAAAGTATAGAAGGTCAAACGACTATCGGTTCGTCACCGAGTACAACGCCTATTGGTACGGAGTTGGAAGTGCGCACCAACTTTTTTTGAAAGGATTAAAAGCCGTGGAGATTTGGAAACAGATTCCCGATTTACCGGGATACTCAGTCAGCAATAAGGGCAGAGTTAAGAAAGATAGCACCGGACAAATAATGGTGCTTAGCAAAAATGGTGGATATTGCAGGATTACAATATCTAAGCATGTACACCGTCTTGTTGCTGATGCTTTTCTTGAAAAACCAGAGAACAAAGAAAAGTGCTGGGTTGACCACATAGACGGGAATCGCTCAAACAATGACGTTTCTAATTTAAGATGGGTGACGCCTTCTGAAAACGCACTGTCGTATGGGTATCATTCCAGAATTAAAAATAAGAAACGTCCGGTAAGGGCAACACATCTCGACGGCAGGACAATCCTATTTGAATCCAGACAAGCGGCGGCTGAATACTTTCACTGTTCTGACAGTGAAATTAAGTACAACAGTCGATACCGCAAGAGAAATAAAAAAGGCTGGATTTTTGAAAAAGTTGAAGATATAGTCTAATCCCTTAAAAGCCATGTGCGGAAACGCGCGTGGCTTTTTATAATACCGGGAAACCGGGGGTAACAAAATGGTTAGACAACTTGAAGCTCGGCTATGGCGGCACAAAAACCGAAATGCAGCGTCTACTTGATGACGCAAACAAGCTGAACGCCGCGCAGGGAAACTATACCAATTACACCATTAACAGCTATGCGGACGTTGTAAGCGCGATTCATGATGTTCAAAACGCAATGGGCATTACTGGTACGACCTCTAAAGAAGCATCAACAACGATTCAGGGGAGTGTAAATGCTACAAAATCCGCATGGTCAAACCTTGTAACTGGAATTGCCGATGATAATGCCAATTTTGGGCAACTTATCAGCAACTTTGTGGATAGCGCAACTACAGCGGCAAGTAACATCATCCCCCGCATAGAAGTCGCCCTGAACGGTGCTGCTAAGCTGATAGAGAGCCTTGTCCCTCCCATCATGGCAGAGCTGCCAAGCTTGATTGAAACCGTTCTGCCGCAGCTGGCACAATCTGCCGTGAACATCGTGCAGACGCTTGTTACGGGAATCAGCGCAAACGCGGCGCAACTTATTGATTCTGCAATTCAGATTATAACTGTGCTGGGAAACGGAATCTATCAGATGCTGCCAACCGTTGCACAATCTGCATTGCAAATCGTCTTGACGCTGGTTTCAAAGCTAAATGAGAACTTGCCGCAGATGCTCGACACTGCCGGACAAATGCTGATTGCGTTTGTAGAGGGCGTTTCGGAACACTTGCCGGACATTATGCTTGCCGCTGCATCTATCGTGGAAACCCTGCTGACCTACTTTATAGAGCATTTGCCTGACATTGTAGAAGGCGCAATGCAGATGGGCAACGCGGTCATTGATGGCATTATTGACGGCATCTCGGCAGCTTGGGACAGCCTTGTCAGCTGGTTTAATGGTTTGTGGGACAACCTGTTCGGAAACCGCTCTGTTAATGTTGATGTCAACAGTAGTGGCACAGATGGCAGTCACGCAGGTGGCCTTGATTACGTACCGTATAACAACTATGTTGCCAACCTGCATCGCGGCGAGATGGTGCTTACAAGCGAAGAGGCGACGCAATACCGTAAAGGCAACGAAAACGCGGCTGGCGGTATGACGTTTAACATCAATATTAACGGCATTCAGTTTTCCGATGTGAATTCTATGGCACATGCGCTAGCAAATCAGATTTCGTATGAGCTTCAGGCGCAAAGCAACAGAAAGGCGGCTGTATATGCTTAATGGATTTTGGTTGGACGGCATTTGTAGCCTTGATGTTGGGATTCGGTTGCAAAGTGGAATTACTTTCGGCCAACCGACACCCAGGGTTACATCCACGACCATTTCTGGCCGCAGTGGAGATTTGACTGAATGGGATGGAAGCTATGGTAATGTTAGTGCAGCTGCGAAATGCTTTGCGCTGACGGACACTGATGTAAGCGACACTTTGCCAACGATTGCAGCTTTTCTGCGTGGAACTACTTTTAGCTATCGCAGGCTTGAAACAGAGGAAGAACCAAATGTGTACAGAATGGCGCGGGTAGTTAATTTCCCAGAAACTGATATCCGGGCAAACCACCTTGCGCCATTTACCATTTCGTTGGATTGCAAACCACAGAAATACTTAAAAGACGGCGAAAATGCTGTTGAAGTCAAAAGCGGTGATTCTCTGTACAATCCAACTGTATTCCCTTCCCTTCCGCTTATCGCACTAACCATTACTAGCGATGCCAAATTACAAGTTGGGGGCACACAAATAAGTGTTACAGGTTACACCGGGCCGATGTATCTAGACTGCGAAATGATGGACGCTTATAAAGAAGCGATAAACTTAAATAAATATGTAACTGCGCCTGAATTTCCCACTCTGGGGGCAGGAGCTACACAAATCAGTTGGAGCGGCGGCATTAGCAAGTGCGAAATCACACCTAGATGGTGGACGTTGTAGGAGGTGTAAATCATTAGCTATCCGAGATATTATGACGGCACGACGGGGCTTAAGGGCAACGGCGTGGGGGTGCTGCGGGATGCTGTGCGCTGCACCGTGACAGAGGAGCGCAACGGCGCGTTTGAACTGGAAATGGTCTATCCCATCACCGGGCAGTATTACAGCAGCCTGGCGCTGCGCGGGCTGATTCTGGCAAAGCCGAACCCCTACGGCGACGCGCAGTATTTCCGAATTTATAAAATCAGCCGCCCCATCAATGGACAGGTGACGGTCAACGCGCAGCACATCAGCTACGATTTGAGCGGCATCCCGGTGGGACCGTGTAAGGCGTTGAACGCAGTCGACGCCTTGCAGCAGCTCAAAAGCCATGCGGCGATAAGCTGTGATTACACATTCTGGACGGACATCCAGACCGTGGCAGACTTTGCCGTGGCCGTGCCCGGCAGTCTGCGCAGTCTGCTGGGCGGCGTGGAGGGCAGCGTGCTGGATGTGTACGGCGGCGAATATGAGTGGGATAATACAACCGTCAAGCTGCACAGCCAGCGCGGCACCGACCGCGGCGTGACGATCCGCTACGGAAAGAACCTGACCGACCTGACCCAGGAAGAAAGCTGCGCCGAGGTCTATACCGGCGTCTACCCCTATTGGGTGGACAGCGACGGCAACGTGACCCAGATCACCGGCAACCCGGTGGTCAACGTGCCGGACGGCCAGTATGACTTTGTGCGGGTGCTGACGCTGGACGTGAGCCAGGATATAAAAGAGCAGCCCACAGCCGCCCAGCTGCGGCAGGCCGCGCTGGATTATATCGCCGCAAACAAGGTGGGCGTGCCGAAGGTAAGCCTGACATTAAGCTTTGCCCAGCTGGAACAGACCGCCGAATACGCCGACAAGGCCCTGCTGGAGCGGGTGTGTTTGTGCGATACCGTTCATGTGCAGTTTGCAAAGCTGGGCGTGAGCGCAGATGCGAGCTGCATCAAAACGGTCTATGACGTGCTGCTGGAACGTTACGACAGCGTGGAGCTGGGAGACGCACGCAGCAATCTGGCCAACACTGTGGCCGACATGGGCAAGACCGTACAGAGCACCGTGAACAAGACGCGCAGCGACCTGGAACGGGCCATTGACCGCGCTACACAGCTTATCACCGGCAATCTGGGCGGCTATGTGGTGCTGCACAGCTCCACCGGCGCGGACGAGCCGGACGAAATCCTTGTAATGGACAAGCCGGAAATTGAAAAGGCTACCAAGGTCTGGCGGTGGAATCTGGCCGGTTGGGGTTACAGCAGCAGCGGCTACGGCGGGCCGTACCGTCTGGCCGCCACGATGGACGGTGCAATCAACGCCGATTTCATCACGACCGGGACTATGAGTGCGAATCTTATCCGGGGCGGCGTGCTGCAGTCCACCAACGGAAAGTTTGTGTCCAATTTGGACACGGGCGTCACGACTTTTAACGGCGGACTGGTTGTGAATAGCGACAACTTTAAGATCGGCTCGGACGGGTCTGTGGACATCACCGGAAAATTCACTTCGACGGTGTCGGAGAGCAAGTGCGTCATCGACAACGCCAAAATTGAAATGTACCGCAAGACTAACGACGGAAACTGGCACATGGGCGCGTTTATGTCTACATGGGGCAGCAACAACGCCGTGGGCCGCTTGGTGCTGTACGGCCCGGCGGCCAGCAACCCCAACAATATGATCGCTAACGTCACAATGGCTGGCCAGTATGAGGGCGGCGCTATCGCGATCAGCGACGCAGGCGGCAACGTGAAGGTGCAGCTGGGCGTGGACGGCGCGGGCAACGGCTATGTGCTGGTCAACGGCAGAATGATACAGTGAGGTGTTTTTAAATGGCGGTAGCCAATTACAGCCCACCCGCAGAAGCGCTTATCAAGGCGACGCGGGCGGATTTTGACCGGCGTGACGTTGTGCTGCCGGTGCATCTTGTACAGTACGACGATACGCTCCCGGTGCTGGCCGTGGCCCTGTACAAGGGCGGGCAGCCCTGGACACTGCCCACTGGCGCGGATGTCAACCTGCGGATGGATAAAAAAGACGGGCACTATGTCTACAACCCCGCGCTGGGCGTGAGCAGCGACCGCAGCACAGTTTATATGGCCGTGACTGCCCAGATGACGACCGGCTGCGGCACGTTCGCCCCAGTGGTAGAGGTGCTGGCGGGCGGTGGTGTGGCCGGTATGGCCGCCCTGCGGCTGGACATCGACAGGAACCCGGTGCAGGATGGGATGCTTGAAAGTACGGATGAATATAAGACCGTGCAGGTGCTGGCCGCTGAGGTGGCCGCCAACGCCAAAATCGTGCGGGATAATGAGGCGGGCATCCAGGATGTGCACGAGAACATCGAGGCCATCAAGGCCGCGCCTGCCAACGCCACGGCCGCTGCGGCCAGTGCCAAGGAGGCCCGCAGCTGGGCCGTGGGCGATACAGCATCCCGCCCAGGCGAGGGTATGGACAACGCCAAATACTACGCCGCGCTGGCCCAGCAGGTCAGCCAGGGCGCGGTAGGCTGGTACCCGAACTACGAGGCGCTGTACGCGGCCCACGATACCGGCTACGACGGAAACTGGGCCATTATAGGCGATACCGATACCATCTGGGTGTGGGACAGCGACACGGGTGTCTGGAAGGACACTGGTGAAAGCAGTAAGTTTGCGAATTACTACGACAAGACTCAAATTGACGCAAATTTCTACGGCAAGACTCAAATCGACGCAAAACTGCCCAAGCCGGTGACGGTTACGGTGGCAGCCAGCGCCTGGACCACCGGTGATTACACAGTGTCCTGGGACGACGGCAGCACGAGCAGCTACACCGCCTGCGCTTCCGTGACTGTTGCCGGTGTGACGGCAGACAGCCGGATTGCTGTAAGTGACCGCACGAGAGTGACGGATGCGGTGCGGATGGTAGCCGCGCTGGAACCCGGAGCCGGGGTGGTTAAGTTTTATGCGAACAGCGCACTGACGAGTGCGGCGGTGTTTGTTTTGGAGGTGAGCCAATGAGTGGAGCAGCGAATGGTCGTGCGTCAAGCGAAGCATCGCATAAGGAGGTATTGTGCAATATGACGAATAAACGATATTTTGCAGGGGGGCACTCTAAGCCCCGGATTGCCGAAAGGCGGTGTGGAACATGATCGTGCAAAATATGGCCGCTCTATGTCCGTACAGGATCGGCGATTACTTGCAGACAGAGAACCCCACGAACCCTGCCATCAGCTGGCCCGGCACAAGCTGGGTTCAGGTGCAGGGCCGCATGCTGATGGGGGACAGCGATACCTACCCCGTGGGCAGCGAGGGCGGCGAAGCACAGCATATGCTCACTGTGTCAGAGATGCCGTCCCATCAGCATCAGCTCCACGGATGGGCGATCAGCATGGCAGCCAGCGCATCAACGCAATATGCATCAACATATCCCTACGACAAGTACGACAACACAGCACTTACGACCCGTCCAGTGGGTGGAGGTAAGCCCCACAACAACCTGCCCCCTTACCGTTCGGTGCATATCTGGCGTCGGACAGCTTGATTCCCGAGATGGGGTGCGTGGCATGATCTGCGCAAACCCCGACAGTCAGGTATCGGCGGCGATGCGGACCATTATGGAGCTTCCGATTCTCGTGGCGTTCGCCCTTATTTCTGCATCGGTTAAGGAGTTGATATTATGAGATTATCAGACGGCGAGGTGCCGGAAAAGTGGATGTATGCGGTTAAAGCCAGATTGGAGGGCGTGTAATGGCATTGCATGAAGTACAGCTGAAAGGATACAATGTTCGACCCGGGAACTTATCGCTTGGCACTTTTGGCAGTTACGGTATCGAGCAGCTGCATGTGACCCTTGACGATACGTGGAGCGGGCTTGCTGTAACGGCAACGTTTAACCCGCCGAAGGGCGAACCCCGTGAAATCCGTTTGCCGGAAAACGGACTGATTGATGTGCCTGCCGAAGCAACCGCCAATGAGGGTACGGGCACTATCGTGTATTGCGGCGTTGCCAATGGTGTGCAGCGCATCACAAAAACGCAGGGATACAACGTGATTACACGCGGCCCCGTTGGTGGAACTGAGCCGTTTAAACCCAGTGAATCACTTGCCACGCAGGTTTTGCAAGCTGCGCTTAACGCAGAAAAGAACAGCGCGGAAGCAAAGAGCGTGGCCGATAACTTGCGAAATGATGCGGCTAACGGCAAATTTGACGGCAAGGATGGAGCCAAAGGCGACAAAGGCGACAAGGGTGATACTGGCCCGCGAGGCCCCGTAGGCCCGCAGGGGCCGCAAGGAGAAAAGGGAGTTCAAGGCCCTACCGGGGCAACGGGTGCAACTGGCCCGCGAGGCCCACGGGGCGAGAAGGGCGACACCGGAGAGCGCGGCCCCCAAGGTGAGCAGGGCGTTCAGGGTGTACAAGGCGAGAAGGGTGATACCGGCGCGCAGGGGTCTGTTGGCGAAACTGGCCCGGTTGGCCCCAAGGGTGATACTGGCCCGCAGGGTGAGCGCGGTGAGCAGGGGCCACAGGGAGAGGTTGGCCCGGAGGGGCCTGCCGGAAAGGACGGCGTACAGATTGATGATGCGGCGGTGAGCGAGGACGCGCCGTGGAGCAGCAAGCACATCATTGACATGCTTTGCCCGCCGATAGAAGAAAGCGGCAACCCTGTTGTGTGCTACCCCGTGGCGGGTTATCAGCTGGGCGTGAAAGCCAGCTGGGAGCCGGTGCAGGAAGGCAGCGGTGACCCATCACCTGACAATGTCCGCCAGATTAAGGGCAGGGACAGAGTGAAAGTCGAACGGTGCGGGGAGAATCTCTTTAATAGAGATGGATTGGTAGTTGGCGCACCAGTTTACAGTACTGATGGAGTTTTGTCATCATACGAAGATGTCGCTGTTTCTTACGTAAAAGTTGTTCCAGGCGCACAATACTCGATTCGTTTGAGGCAAACAGACGACACAATTCTGTATACTCGCATTGCTTTTTTGACGAAAAGCAAGAAGTTTATCAAGCGTGCATATATGCTTAACACAAAATCTGGTATGGAAACCAAGGAAACATTCACAGTCTCAACCGACTGTGAATGGATTCAATTTGGGCTGAATAACGGGAGAACATTTAACTACAATTTTGATGTCGTTTTCGTTGCTGGAAGCGCCCCCACCACCTACATTCCATACATCGGCAGCACCAACACCCTGACCCTGCCGGAAACCGTGTATGAAGGTGAGGTGGACGCGGTAAACGGTGAGGGACAAGAGACGTGGAAAATGCTGACGCTGGACGGGACAATCAACAAGTTTACACAGAGTGATAGATTTTGGAGGATGCCATCCAATTCAGCACCTGGTGTAGTAAATGGCTATGTTACAATGTGTAGTCATTTTCCTGCTAATACTTTTGGTGGGAATCAGACAAGAAATTATATTTTCACAAGAGCGGATATTATGAGCCGTTATTTTCCAGATGTTAATGCCTTAAACGCCTACATTGCCGCCCAGAATGCAGCTGGCACGCCCGTACAAATTGCTTACAAGCTGGCAGAGCCTGTGCCTTTCACTGCGACAGGCGCACAGCCGTTGCCAGCGCTTGTAGGAGTAAACACCGTACTGACTGACGCCGACAGCGCGACCGTTACTGGACGCGCTGACCCCATTAAACGGATTACCGATTTGGAAGATGCAACTGCATCTCAAACATGAAAGGAGAAATCACTATGGCTATCAAGAGTAAAGCACGGCACGATTTGACCCTGCGCAGCATCAAGCGGGAAATCGGCGCGGGGCGGGACGTTGCATTCTGGCTGGATAAAGCATACACGCACTACGACAACGGCCTGCTGGATGAGGCGGACATTGCCGAGGTGGAGACGCTGGCGCAGGCGTATTATGATGCGGTGGATGCGAGAAAGAGCGCAGACAAGGTTACGGAGACGCCGGATGTGCCGGAGGTTGACGGCGCTGAAAATACCACCGACGAATGACAGGAAGTGATACCATGATTTTTAACGGTAGAAATCTCGTGAAGTACCCGTACAGCCGCTACGGCTACACGCGCGGCGGCGGCAAGATTTGGCACGGCGGCATTGATGTTTGCGGGTTGGATGACGACAAAATCCGCATGCCCGGCTACAACGGCAAGAGCATTGCAGGAACCGTTGTTACAGCCCGCATCGTGACGAACAAGCGCAACAAGACATGGGAATGGGGCTATTATATCTGCGTGAAGCTGGACGCAAACCAGACCCCGGATGCAGTGAATTACCTGTATTTTTGCCACTGCTCCAAGTTGCTTGCAAGCGTAGGGCAGAAAGTAAAGACTGGCGATGTGCTGGCGGTTGTCGGGCAGACCGGCAACGCCGCAGGCACATGGACGCACTGCCACTTTGAAGTGCGAGCAACTGCCACGAGCAAGGGCCTTGACCCGACTGCGTATGCAGGCATACCCAACAAGGCGGGCACATACGGTGGCCAGCCTGTGCAGACAAGCGGCGAGGAAGTGCTGATTGATGTGTCCCACCATCAGGGCACTATCGACTGGGCAAAGGTTCCCTATCGCGCCATTGTTCGCATCGGCTACCGTGGTTATGGCAGCGGAAAGCTGATGAAGGACGATCAGTACGATGCCAACCTTGCAGGGGCGAAAGCGAACGGAAAACTGTTCGGCTTTTATTTCTTCTCACAGGCGGTCACTGTGGACGAAGCCCGCGAGGAAGCCGATTTCTGCGCAAGCCTTGCCCCGACCGGCTACCCGCTGTTTTTCGATGCCGAGTGGAGCCGCAAGGAACACGATGGCCGCGCTGACAACCTGTCAAAAGACCAGCGCACCGCCATCGCGATGGCGTTCTGTGAGAGAGCCAAGACGCACGGATTCACGGCTGGCATTTACACCTTCACGGCATTTGCAAGCGCAAACATCGATTACGCCTACCTATGTGAAGATTACATCGGCTGGCTGGCTGACACGCGCACAAACTACGACAAGAAATTGCCGCGCTACATCCACCAATACGGGCAGGCCGCGAAGGGCAGCGTGCCGGGCATCGCTGCCGTTGTTGATTTGAATCATCTTGTCAAAGCACTGCCCGCGGTGGACAAGCTCGCAAGCAAGCTGCAAGTAATCACCATCGGGCCGGTGAGCCAGGGGGATGCGGATGCAATTTATCTGCTGTGCAAGGGACGCGGCCTGACGGATGCTGGGCTGTATAAAAGCGAATGGGCCTGACGCCCGGAACGGAAGTGAAGAATGACAGATTGGGATATCGTCAAGGACATTGTTGTACTTATCGGGCTGATTGTCACGGTCACAACGCCGCTTTTGAAACTGAATACCAGTATCACGCAGTTGAAGGCGCTGCTGGACAGTGTGGTAAAGCAGGTGCAGGATAACGACAGGAGCAACAGTGCGAACCATAAACGGTTGTGGGAGCACAACGAAGAGCAAGACGAGATTTTGCAAAACCATGAAACACGAATTCATGATTTAGAGAAAGACTAACTATTAAAAGTCAAGCCCCAAAACAAAATTTTCGAGAGAAATTTTAAGGTGGTGAAAATTGGTATAGCAAACAAGAGCATCCGTTGTC